GTCAATCCGGATGGGATGCAGCCGAAAAGCTCACCGTATCCGCAGGTGACTACCCAACAGAATTTAAGTTTGTTGATGGTGAGTTCACAATTGTTAAGTTCATTGACCAGAATGGTCCCTTTGCTATCTACAAGCAACACTTCCTACAGCAGAAAACTGTGGGCAAGCGCTCGTATGTATCACTAGGGGCTAACGACCCACTATGCGTAAAGCTAGGCAGCAAGCCTGAAGACAAGAGAGCATTCACGATGGCAGTGGTTACTCCAGCAGGTGTTGTACGTCAGATGCTTATCGCAAGCCCTCGCTTGTACAAAACATTGTACGCAGCAGAGTTCTCACCACAAGGTCCTTTGACCAAGAACTACTGGGCTATTAGCCGCACTGGAAAGATGCAGCAAACTGTGTATCACCTCAACGCAGTTAAGCCACGCGACCTCATGGAAGACTGGGGAATCGATTCAGACATGGCAGAAAAGGGTGTTGCCGAAATCAAGCCGTTCGAACGTTCCGTTATTAAGGAACACACATGGGCGGAACTTGAAGAAATCGCCAACTCACTTCTCTAACAACTAGCGTTCTGGGGAGCCATGTTCTTAATCCCCTTTCTAATATGGCTCCCCAGACTCTTAAGGGGTATCAATTGAACATTATTACAACAAGAGAACAGTTAGATGAGATGGTTGTCTACTATCTTAAGCAAGATGCTTTTGCTTTTGACGTAGAAACTGTTGGAGCAAGACGAGGAGTTCCAGTTGTCAACCAAGTATTATGGATTAGCCTTGCGACACATGGTCGCGGGGATGTTATTCCGTTGGGCCACCCAAATGGTGAGTTTATATCAGAGAGCTTCCCACTCACGGGGCAAGGAGAGAAGCGCGTTCTCGCGGGCTTACAGGCTAGAGAGAGTGATTACTCTCGTGACCGCAAAAAAGCTACTAAAACTTTCGGCCCTGCTCCTGGACAACTCTTCCCAGCCGAAGTCTTTGAAGCATTAAAACCTTTATTTTTTAGTGACAAGTTAAAAGTAGGTCACAACTTAGTCTTTGATTTATGCTCTGTCTCTAAGTATCTAGATAAAAAAATACCTACAGGCCCTTACTTTGACACTATGGTTGGCTCATTTGTATATGACAACCGTAATAAAAACAAGTGTGGCCTTGACGACTGTTTAAAGCGCGAGTTGGGTTATGAGATGGAGAAGGGTGTTGGCGCTCAGGTAGAGGTTCACCCGTTTAGCACTGTGGCTAAATACGCATACCTAGATGCAAAGTACACTTTCTTACTGTGGAAAGAGGTAGCTAAAAAGATTACAGAAGCTGACCTAGATAATATTATGAACCTAGAGATGGGCGTATTAGAAGTCTTATGTCATATGAAGTTGCATGGCGCACCTATTGACACCGAGCAGCTAGCTATACTTAATACCCAGTTAGAGATAGATATAGAAAAAGCTAGGGCTGAGATTTATAAGATTGCTGGTCGAGTATTTAACATTAACTCTAACCAAGAAAAGCAGTACCTCCTATACAGCAAGAAGTCCGATGGTGGTCAAGGATTAAGCCCAAAGATTCTTACAGCAAAGGGTCAAGACAAAGAGATGAAGGGTATAGACCTAGACTACGTAGATTATTCTGTGTCAGCTGAGGCATTAGAGCCTTATCGTGAGAAGAACCTGTTAGTTCACGCTCTGCTCACCTACGCAGATTTAAATAAGTTACAGAGCACGTACGTAATCCCATACCTGGGAGGTGACGTTGTCCGTACTGTTGGTGGTAAATCTAAAGTAGAGTACAAGGAAAGCCTATTAGTTGACGGGCGTATCCACGCTGACTTTATTCAACATGGAGCTGAGACTGGTCGGTTCTCTAGTCGTAACCCAAACTTGCAGAATGTTCCTAACCCAGCAACTGCGCATGGTAAGGCTATCCGTAACCTGTTCTATGCACCGCCAGGATACAAACTAGTGGTCGCTGACTACTCACAGATTGAACCTCGCATCATTGCTTCTATGTCTAAGGACCCAACCATGGTTAAAAACTATGTAGAAGGTGGAGACATCTATACAACTGTTGGAGATGTCATGAAGGTAAACCGTCAGGCTGGAAAGGTTCTTGTTTTATCTATGGCATACGGCGTAGGTCCAGATAAGATTGCTCGTTCTATTGGATGTACCGTTACCGAAGCACGTACTTTATTAGGAAACTTTGCGGATAAGTTTAAGTCCGTAAATATCTATCGCATTAAGGTTATTGGGGCTACTAGAAGTAAACAGTATGTATCCACCCTGATGGGGCGCAAGCGTTACTTACCTGAAATTAACTCTAGAGATTTCCTAAAGCGTGGCGGGGCTGAGCGTCAGGCGTTCAACACACGTATCCAAGGGTCTGCTGCTGACATCATGAAGCTTGCTATGATTAGGGCTCATCAGATGATTCCTGAGGGGGCTAGTATCTTGTTAACCGTACACGATGAACTTGTTACTTTAACCCCAGACAATCTTGTTGAAGAAACAAAAGAGGCTATTAGAGAAGCAATGGAAGGCATCAACTTACTAGAGGTACCGCTTATTGCAGATGTAAAGGTTGTTCAGCGATGGGGAGAGGCAAAGTGAGTTGGTTTAATCGTTTCTTTAAAAAAGGTGGAGAGTCCTTTAACGTATCTTTTGAGAACTTTAAGGAAGAGATACCGTTAGGAACGTTGATGCGTTGGTATCTATACGACACGGACCTATCTGAGCACCCAAACGAGTTAGCTTTACTGTTAGGCATGAACCCTGTAAGTGATGAGGGACATGAGCATGAGACTGGCGAAAGCGAAGCACGTCTAGATAACGTTGAGTATTTAATACCTTTTATATCCACGATTGCAGAGCTAGGTGCTGATGTCATTGTTGCTATGCAAATAGATGAAATTAAAAAACGAGAACCAGATGGGTTTTTAGAAAAAGAAATTGAAAGAGAGACTGAAATGATGCATATGATGTATAGAATGATTGGTTTCTCAGCTTTATTAGGCGGCTTGTCAACCGCCATGAAACTTGGTTTAATAGTACCTGGGGAAGTTTACTCAACTGACCTAGCTTATAGAAAGGATGAGGACGATGAGCAGTAATTGGTGGGCTAACAAATTAGGGAGCACACCCGCTCCAAGACCTCAGCCAGTAGCACCACAGGTTCAACCACAACAACAACCTGTTTATCAACAACCTCCTTCATACCCAACAGTTCAACAAACAGTGCCTTTATCAGAACGTTGTCCTGGATGTGGAAGTAACAACTACGGTGGGGCAACTCCTGAGTCTCGCAAACGCTGCTATGATTGCGGTTATCCAATTGTTCAATCTGGAACTGGTGTTTCTGGAGTAAATAGCCCAAGAGCAGACGGCCCTACTCAAGCAGCAAAACAAGTACAAGCAGGCGGTTTTAATCCAAACACAATCATAGGACACATTTAATGAATGCAGAGTTAATAAAAGTCTTAAAGAATATTAACAAGAAGTACGGGGATGACACCATCATTCTCGGGTCTGACATTAAGACTGATGTTGCTAAGCGTTACACAACTGGCTCAGTATCACTGGACGTTGCATTAGGCGGTGGGTGGCCAGTAAACCAGTGGCATGAAATCATTGGTGAAGCTAGTAATGGTAAAACCGCTATTGCATTAAAAACTATTGCTGCTAACCAAAAGCGCGACCCAGAGTTTACAACTGTGTGGGTAGCAGCAGAGCAGTGGGTTCCTACATACGCAGAGATGTGTGGCGTAGACTCCACTCGTGTATACGTAGTTTCAACTAACGTTATGGAGCAAGCATATGAATCTGTCATCCAGCTTACAGAAAGTAAAGCGGTCGATTGTATTGTTATTGATTCTTTACCTGCCTTGGTCCCTACAACAGAAAACGATAAGGAGATGGAGGAATCTACTGTAGGTCGTAGCGCCCTTCTAACTAATAAGTTTTTCCGTAAGGTAGGAAAAGCGTCTAAGAGAAGTCTTACAGAAGAAGAACGTCCATTTATTGGTATTGTTATTAACCAGTGGCGCTCCAAGATTGGCGTTATGTATGGCGACCCCCGCACTACTCCAGGTGGTTTGGGTAAAGACTATGCGTTCTTTACCCGTATTGAGGTTCGTCGTGACGACTGGATTGAGGTAGGAACTGGACAAGATAAGCGTCGTGTAGGGCAGAGTATTAAGGCCAGAGTTATTAAGAACAAGTCAGCCCCACCATCACAGGTGGCTACCTTTGACTTCTACTTCTCAAAGGGCAACGGTTTGCATGCTGGCGACATTGATTTTGCTAAAGAAATCCTTGCTATTGGCATACTAAACAAGGTAATCAGTAGGGCTGGTGCCTACTACCGTTACGCGGATAGACAGTGGCAGGGTTCTGATGCTATGCTTGACGCTATACGGGAAGAAATTGATTTAAAAGAGACTTTAGAACGCGATGTACTTGACTCCATCAAGGCAGGCTCCAAGTTGGTAGCCGAGAATGAGGAGTAAAGGACAAAAGGAGTCGAAGAAGCACGAGGACCGACTAGCAAAAGCAGTAGGTGGACAGCGTACAGCTGCCAGCGGTGCATTTTGGAGTCGTAAAGGTGATGTTCGGTCTAAAGACTTGTTAATAGAACACAAGTGGACTGGCAAAGCCACCGTAACCATTAAAGCTACGGTTCTAGAAAAGATTGTTACAGAAGCAATTCTTGACAGTCGTATGCCTGTCCTCGGTTTTAGTCTCAACAATGAAAATTATGTGATGCTAACTGAAGATGACTTTCTGGAACTACGCCAGAGACTTC